AACCTCATCGAACCGGATGCCCGCGACGGATCTCATCCGATCATTTCTTTGCTGCATTGGGAATCTCTCATCAGGCAATTCTATGCGGTGAAGTTCAACAGTTTGTAGCAAGCGAGGGTCACTGAGCGGACTCAACATATAGCCATAAAATTCGTTACCGATCATTGAATAAGGCGTTTCGTTGCCATCAATATTCAGTGTTAACTTTTCCATCGGGTCATCGTCGTATATCGCCTTCTGGCTATCAAAAACTATTTTTTTAATGACACGTTGATCTTTGGGTGACAAATCTTCGAAGTAAATACGACCCTCAAGACTTTTTTTTCCTCGTGCGTGTGACTCTAGATAATCTAAGATTCTTGAATCTTCAGACTTAATGTAATCGTCAATATCCCTGTCATAGTATGGATAATCTGGATTAGAATAACTTTCGAAAAGGAAGGCGGGATTATCTCCTAGCCTCACGGGATCTTCAGCCACCTCATCAACCAGTTGCTGATTAAAAACTAGTTTTATTTCGCCGATTTTTTTCGTGAAGGGCTGATCGACTGAATCCATAGGCTCTGAAACAGGCAACCCATCTTCTAAATTCCTGAATGCAAAATTACCGATCCCGTCAGGATCCATGTCTACCTGCGCAACCACCTTGCCTTCTGGATCAACAAAAACGCCCGGCTTTCCGGCTCGGGTTGTATATACCAAATCAAGTTGCTTGCCGTTTTCATCGACCACAACTGGGATTCGATTCGCTTCTTCGTAACTCAAAAATCGCCTGTCGAAAAAACGATTACTCGGCGCCTGTCCAAGGCCGCCTCTGTCGTTATACTCAGTCACCTCGAACTCGATGCGGTTTTCGTTTATCGCTTCTAAAATCTCCTGTTGAGTGACTTTTTCTTGGTTGAACAGCTCATCCAAACCAAGTTCGTTGATTTCCATGTCTTTCACGCCGTTTTTCTTGAAAAACGCACGCGCTTGCTCCCCGCGAAGCTCTTTTTGCTCGAGATTCAGTGCAAGCTCCTCCGCTTGGCTGTAAAAACCAAACCTGTCTGTCAGAGCTTGCTTGATGGTTCTTCGAATGATGCCCATTTTAAAAAATCTCTACGTTTTCGAGGCTGAGCGCCCCTCCTGAACTTTTTTTAGGGGTTTCTGCCTCCAAAAAGGGACTCAAACCAGCCTCGATTCTTTTGATCGCGTGACGTTTCGCCTTTTGGAGAATGCTTTGGGGAATAGGATCGACACCAACACGCAAATTTTGCAACGCGATACGCTCTTCTTCTGTCAAAGTCGGAACCATGGAAGGTATTTCAATTTCTCGACCTCCGATTTCAACGCCAACTGACAACTCAGTCATTGTTTTGCCGCTGTGCTTGTTGATCATCGGCCCCAAAAAACCAGTTTGAGACTTGAGAGAGCCGTCTCGACGGTATGCGTCTGGACTCCTGCGCGGCACTTCGGTTTCGAAGATGTCAACTTCACCGCCGCTGTCTAAAGCGTCAGAATTCGAAACTTCTCCGCCCTCTGCATACTTAGTGCCGAGAGTTTCATTCATGTATTTGATCAATTGATCGATTTTTTCAGGCGTATATTCTTCATACAGCTTAGGATTCATCATCAACGAGCCCCGCTGCGCCTCATAATCGAAAGGTTTGCCCGAAACATCGGTCATTTGACTCAATTCTTCGAAGATCGAGGGGAACATCACCTCGGGAGGCACCGAACCAATCAAACCACCGAAGTATTCTTCGTCCTTCTTGGCCGGTATCGAGGTGTCATAGCTCATGTGGAAGGGCTCATCGAACACGTCGATGTCTGGATCCGCTCGAAACATGCTCATACCCGCCCCACTGGGCGGTATGTCAATCAAGTCCGGCCGAGTGAACGTCTCAATCACGTCGTCATACCGCGGGAACCCTACGTTCTCCCAACGCTTCTTCTTCATCTCGTCCAAAACGCGAATGCGCAGCGCACCGGAGCCCTCCCTTGCGAACTCACCTCGACCTAAAATCTGATCGAATACGTCTGGATCCTCCAAACCAACCCAGTTGGGGATCCCTTTGACCTTACCAAAGCCCTCGCGAATCGTTTTGTCGAACGCTCGTAGCTCACGCTTAGGAATACCGATCGCTGGTATCTGAGCAATCATCGCGGTCAAAGCCGGCGTAGAAAAGTCGATCGACTCCATGCCCAAAGCCGAGAAGATGCCGATCGGATCCCTACCCGTTTCCTCCGCGGCCATGCGAATGTTGCCCTGCTTCTTTGAGGCTATACCAAACATCGATGCCCAGCCCTTGCCAGTACCCGGGCTGTCCGCTGAAAAACCAATGCCGCCTTCCGGGTAAATATCTCGGTCAAGCGGGACTCCCCGAATCGCACCGATACCGCGGCCTTTGTAGGGCATATCTGTGGGGTTAGCCATGCGGATCGAACGATCGCCGACGACCGGGACTCCAACTTTTCCAAGCAAGTCCTCAGGGGTAATGATCTTGCGCTCAGTCTCAGGTACGCGCTCGACCTCAGACTCAAGTCGCATTAACTCACGACGAAAAACCGCAGGCGGCCCTTTCTCAATACGCCTGACATAAGCATTAGCCCGGTCGCGAATGAGCTTTTCTGTGACGGGCCTCCCGGTCGCAAGATCGAAAGAACCAATCGCTGGGTGCTGAGCAATGAATTGCTCGCGCAGCATGGGCAGCGCCTGCTTCTTCGAAAGCTGCGCCTGCTTTCTAGCCTCTTTCTTGAGCTGTTTGGTCAGAAGACCCATCAGGCCGCCTCCTGCCGGGACTCAAAGCTTGATTTCAACAGGTTTAGCCACTGCTCTAAATCAACCACCGCTGTTGCCGAGTTGTTACGCGCCAAATTTTCATTGATTGCGTATAAGGGCAGACAAACCCGTATCGGTTTGTTGTTGAATTTGTATATCAAAACTGGCGTGTTGTCGCCGCAAGCATCGCAAACTTGCTTCCACCAAGCCGGTGCGTACCACCAGCCAGTTTTGTAAGCCTTGCACTCAATCGAGTGACCCGGAATCTGAATGTCGCAAAGGTCGGCGGTTTGATATTGATCTAAGTTACGTTTGCACTGGAAACCAAGGTCGTGCTGATCGGCAAACGCATTGATGCGCCTGACGATATCGCGTTCGAATGCCGCACCCTTGATTCGTGAATCTGCCATAGCGCGATCATATGGGGTGTGATATGAATTGTCACGGGCCGTTATTATCTCCAGTAGCGGCCCCTCGGGACTCCTATGCCACCTCTCCTCGGCAAGTTTCCCCTCCGTCCATTGCCGGGCGTAGGAGTCCCATCTTTTTCGGGCCCAAGGGGAGGTAATCATTTCCGATCGTAATTTTTTGGTTATTGAATGCGCCAAACTCAGCTATAGCAATGCGCTCGCCGCCGCGTCGCTGTAGGGGGGTGCCCCCGGCCGCCCCCCAAGCGATTTGCGGGCCGTTTTCGGAACCCATAGAGACCCATTATTTGCAAGAGATCGTCGCTTAGATCGCGATTCTGGGCGTCGATCGCCAGATCACCGGGCTCTGGGCGCCCAGTCATGGCCCGCGGTGACCCTTGTGCTCACAACGTGCGTGCTGTGCGGCCAAAAACCATGGAAAAAACTATCGTAAGCCTTTGTTTTTATAGGCATCGCCTATTTAAATGTTATTTTTCGGGAGTTTTGGGGCGGCGGAGAGAAAGAGCCCTCTTTCTCTATCAAATACTCCGTATACGACCCGGGAGCTTCCTAGTGATCCTTCGGATCGTATTCGTCCTTGACGCCGAGCAGTTCGCTGATGCGGCTCTTGATATCTTCCTTGGTCATGCGGTCGATGTTGGCGTTGATGTTGAGGTTCTGCGATCGATGCACGGTCAAACCGGCCAGTTGGTTAAGCTCCTTGACCGCGCTCACCGCGGCGTTAAAAGCTCCGCTTTCGAATGAGGTCTCTGCAATCTTCCAAAGCATTGAGCCGGTCTTCTCAGGCGTGATCGCATACTTCTCACGCAGCTCGTCTTGCTTGATGCGTATCGCCCGAGTGACATGCGCTTGGCTTTTACCATCCAGCATCTTCGATGCGGCCGCGGCTGGAAACGAGAACCCTGCTCTTCGAGCTGCCTCAGTCTGCCCGCACGCACCTTCGGTGTAATGCCAGACAAACGCCGCCTGCATATCTGTCAGGCCCATCTCATCATCTGCTTCAAACAAAGCTGGTGGGTTCGCCAACTTCGTTGTCGGCTTCTTGGGTCTACCGCGCTTAGGTTTGTCTTCGCTCATCACTCTGTATTCTCCGAACGTGCTCGCATTATGCTCCTCAACCGCGGTGTGTAAAAGTGTGTACAAACAGGGTACAGGGTAGGGTATAGCTGCCCTTATTATAGGGTCTGAATTGAAGGCCTATAAATACAAATACCTATTACTTTATAAACTTATTTTTGAACTTTTTGTATTACCTTACCCTACCTACTACTCATAACTATTATATATAAATCAATGACTTAACGAGAGTGGGGGCAGGGTACAGTGTAGAGCTTTGCCGATTTCGATTTTATAACTCAATTATGCATGTCGCTTTATAAGCAACTGCAAACAACCGCACATTAACCCGCAAGGGTCAAATGCCACCCTACCTCACCCTGATGCCACCCTGTCAAAAATCGTCCTTTTCGTAGCGTATGGGCCTCAGGCTACCCTCCCGGGTATCTTCTACTGGTTCCCAGTTCAAGTCATAGATCTTGCGGCCGTTGCTGTACCGCGGGTTCATGCCGCGATCTGCAAGCACCCTAGCCGCTTCTTTGAAGTCCGGCATCCTCGGGTTAGCGATCCCGAGATCTCGCAGCAACTGCGTCATTTGAACTGGTTCAGTCAACTGACTGGTGAAGTTCACCTGCTGCAGAATGAGGTCTTCGACCGCACTTTGAGTGCGCGACATTTCGTTGTTGTCCTGTAACAACGCTCGCTCATCGCTCTCGAGAAACCAGTGGGCGCCAGTATCAAGCAGCGTTTCTTTTACCTCGGCCCACACCTGCTGCATATCGAGGTTGTGCCGGTAATCGATCTTGTTGACCCGCACCACCCAAAATCTTCGATTGCCCGTAGAATCGACCAAGAACTCACGTTCGTTAACGCTGCCATAGAACGCCGTTCGCCGCTGGTAACGGCTGAAAGATCGATCGTAGGGTAGGCGCAGCTCGTCCGTAGACTTCGTCAGAAACGCCTTGAGCTGGTCTATGTCGGCACGTTTGAACGTGCTGCCCAGCTCTCCCAGTTCACAGATCCAATGGCTTACGCACTGCTTGACGCTGTCCTTATCACTTGGGTTCAGCGTAGCGCCTTCGAGCAGCCACTCTGGGTCAGGCGCTAAGGTCTTCATCCACCGGGTCTTACCAAGCGCCTGCTTGCCCACAAACACCAATATGCCCTCGAGGTTCGCCCCCTGATCCCGGCAAGCCGCTGCCACGCAGCCCAGTAGCCACTTCGTCATTAAGATCTCTTTGAGACGATTGTCCTCGGCATCGATGGTATCAAGCAGCTTCTGTAGCCGCGGCTTCTTGTCCCACGCACGGCTTTCGATCCACTCCTTAACCGGGTTGTACTCCCGGGCCAAGAGCTTTAGATCGTACCTCAAGCGATCGTGTGGCACGTCTAACTGTATGCATCGATCCTCGATCTCCGTAATCGCGGCATCTTCCTCGAGATCCTTGATGAAACTGGTGTTCGGTATCGTAATGTCCATCCGCTTTTTGATGGTGTTGTACGCCACATCAATATGGTTTACGAGCAGCACACCGCGGCGATTTTCTTTGGTGTTCATGATCTTGCCGGTGCCATCCTTACCACCGCGGCTAAAATCAAACTCGGCCGGCACGTTGACCTCGTTCATCACCGGCATCAACTCACCCTCGACCGCCTGCGCTGCGTCGTTGTAGTCGCCGATCTCCTCCGGCATCAGCACCTTTGCCTGACCGCCCTGACTGCGAATGGTTTGTGCTGCCTGTACGGCGTACTTCTCGCCGGCTTTCGACTCATCGAAATCTGCGATGAAAACGTGCTGAGCGGTGTTGAAGTATTCAAACATGGTCTCTGCAACCACCGGCAGATTGCCCGCGGTAACCGCGACAATCACAGGTTGGCCCATGTTCTTGTAGTAGCTGGCGCCGGTCGCGTAACCCTCGGCGTAATTTATGACCGGGGCATCGGCTAACTTATCCTTCCCGATGATGAAGAAACCGCCGCGTGACTTTCCACCGCGTAAGAACTTCTTGCCGCCGTCGTCGTCAATGAATTGCAGCGTCTGAATGTGCAGGTTGGCGTTGTACAGCGGCATAACCAACTGATCTTCCCGTTGCCTCAGACCGTAGTTGGCTACGCCCTTGCGCTCTAGGTACGGATGACTAATCACCTCAATCGACTTCTCCCAGATCGTGTTCGCTCGCTTCGCAGCCTTGCTGTACTCGATCTCTTGCGCTTCCTTGAACTGCTGGCTGCGCCGCTCTATCTCTTGCTTCTGTTCATCCGTGAGTTTGTATTTGTCTGCGTTGGCGACCTGCCACTTCGCCAATGGATCGGTCGTGCTATGTCGATAATCTCCGCACCGGCCAAACGGCCGCTCCTGATCAAACCAACACTGATACCAGCCCACCAGCTTGCGCTGGTTGTCGATCATCATGTATGCCCGCCCTATCTTTCCTCCTTCAACCAATCCCCGTTTGGGGTCTGGTTCTAGGCCATTACTGTTGAGGAAAGATAGGAATTCGTCTCTCAGAGAACCAGATAGCGGTCTACTGAGGTCTTTTTTGTCTTTGTTGCCTATCTTGAGTGCCATTTTCCGTTTGCTTCGTTGAATGAGGTGTGTACACTACTACAACTTTTTGCACAAAGACAAGGAAACGAGTATGGCACTTACAGCAAGCGCGGGCTCCGGTGGCGAGTCCAGTTTCGAACAAGTACCGCCCGGGTCGTATAAAGCGATCTGTTATCGCTTAGTCGATGCCGGCACCGCTGAAGAAGAATATCAGGGTGAGGTGAATAAACGCCACCGCCTGTATATTTTTTGGGAGCTACCAGAAATGAAAACCGAAGACGATCGTCCGATGAGTATCTTCGCCGGTTACACGCTTTCTCTTAACGAGCGTAGCAATTTGTTTCGCGATCTCTGCGCTTGGCGCAACGCACCCTTTTCCGAAGAGGAAAAGGCGCTGTTCGACCTGACGAGTTTACTTGGCAAAGGCTGCAAGCTCAATATCGGTACGACTGCTAACGGTAACGCTAAGGTCACGTCAGTCAACGCGATGCCAACTGCGTTCGATGACAACGAACAACTGCGTAATTTGCCAACTCATAACGAGCAGACCGTGTTTGACCTCGAGGAATACTGCCTAGAGTGGGAAGGCAAACCAACAGAAGTAACAGCAAAAATGCTGGATATGTTCGAAGACTTACCCCGGTTTATTCAGTGGCGCGTGCGCGGCTGCGATGAAATAGGTAAAGAACAAATCGCTCCGTGCTTTGAAGTGAGCGCAGCAATTGAGCGCGGTCGCAAGTCTACGCCACCGAGTGGTGGCTTGAGTGACATGGCCAAGAAAGATGATTCATCAAATGCTTTTGAAGACTTTGAAGAAGACGTTCCATTTTAAGGAGAAAGGAATGAGTAAGAACGGAAAAACCGCGATTCGCGCAAAAGTGATCGCTTATCTAGAAAAGAACCCGGGAGCTAAAGCTCCAGAGGTGTCTGCACAAACCGGCGTCAGCTCGAGCTATTGCTACAAGGTCATCGCAGATCTTACGGGAGGGACAATGCCCCGGCCTAAAAGATCTGCAAAGCGTCCAGTAAAGGCCAAGAAAGTCCCAGTAAGTACAAGTGATGGAAGCACGGCGTCTTATTATGAGCTGCCTAGATTCGCGACAGAGCTGCAGCATTTGATCTCTTTTAAAAATATGAACGCACAGATAGGAGAGATTTTCAGAGCCTGTTACCGCATGGGAGAAGCCTCTCACAGTGACGAGTTGCGGGATGCGAAGAAAATACTTTTTTACGCGCAAGCCGAAGTCGCAAGGTTAGAGAAAACAAAGCCGTGAACTTTAGGTCTTTATGGAAAGGCAAAAAAATGCGAGTCCCAATCTTTACAGGTTGGGCTGTATTTGCAGCGTTTTTCGTGGGCATTTTGTTTGGCGGAATAGTCTGGGGGTGACATGGATTTCAAAGTAGGAGTGTACGAAGACTTGGACTATCCGACTTATGCGTCGATACCCGCTTGGCGATCTCACGATCTAACCGAGCTGATTAAGTGTCCATTCAGTTGGCGCAACAAGCGCGACATATCAGAATCGCCTGCGCTACTTGAGGGCCGAGTGCAGCACACGATTTTTTTGGAGCTGCATAAGTTTTTTGATGAGTTTGCAATTGAGCCAGCGGTAGACAAGCGCACCAAAGCGGGCAAAGCAGAGTATGCCGAGTGGCTAGAAGATCTTGGTGACCGCACTGCTTGCAAACAGGATCTTTACGACGTTTGCATGGAGCGCCGTGAGGTGGTGAAAGATTTCATCCCTACCGAGAACCATAAGGTTGAGCTAACGCTTTGCTTTGAGTGGCACGGTCAGCCGTGTAAAGGCAAATTGGATTGGTGGACTGGCACGGATGTTTGGGATTTGAAAACGTGCCGGG